CGTCATAGTCGGTGACTTGGTCGAGGCTGCCCAGGTTCCACGCCCACTGGATCTCCACTTCGGTCTCGACCTGGTAGGACGTGACCGCTGGACGCTGGCGAACGGTGCCCGCACGCGGGAAGGTGCGGGGGGCCCCCACTGCGAAGCGGTGGTGCTCGATGTTGGAAGCGAAGACCCCCGACGCGAAGGGGGACTCGTTCCAGTCGGTGACGGCCTCCAGCGCCGTGGCGAAGCGCTGACGAACTGCGGCAATGGTGAGATCAGCCACGACCTACAGGCCCCCGAAGCCACGCCAGGAGCGCTGTGGGCTGCCGTTGATGTGGGTCACGCCCTCAGCTGCGGACTTCATGTTGTCGCCGTCGGCCAGCCCGGTAGCGGTGGTGGCCTTGCGGAAGCGGAGCCGCGCCCATGCCATCTCGAACTCGCGCTTATGGGCTTCTGCCATCTCGGCCCAGCGGTCACCCTGACGGCTGCTGAAGTCCAGCAGGGTCAAGTACAGGGCGAGCTGTAGATGGACTTCGCGCACGCTCCAGTAGGTCACGATGTGGTCTGGGAAGACGCCCTGCATCTCCAGCCGGCCAAGGATCTGCTTCCACGCCTCATCGATCTTCGGCTGGAACGTGGTGTCACCGGTGGCCATGTGCCGGGCAAGGTCGCTGTAGACGGCGGTGATGTCGTCGTCCGTCAGCGTGGGGCGAGCGGCGTGCTTCACCAACGCAGCGTCCCGGGGGATGGTCTGCGTGGTGCCGTCGGCCAGGACGAGCTCCCACAACTCCTGATAGCCGTGGCCCAGGTTCTCCGTCGCCGGGATGCTGGCCGCGAGCACCGGGTAGGTCGCCACACTGGACGCGATGACCACCGCGCCGGTGACCAGGGCCTCCCCGTCCGGCCGGCGCAGGGTGAAGGTCCCAGACGACGGCGCGGCCAGTGCCCCGTCCCTGTAGATGGGCAGAGAGACGGTCTGCGCGCGGGCTCGCTCCAGGTAGTCCGGGTAAGCTACGCGGACGCTGTAGACCGTCTCCGCCGCGCTCACTTGCGCCTCCCAGACTCGCGCTGCTCGTTGCGGATGCGGGCCTCGGTGGCCTTGCGGCGCGCGTACTCAGGCGGCAGCCCGCCCTTCTCGACCAGGTGCCGTGTGGTGCGGTCGATGTGCTCGCGCCCGCCTTGCTTCTCACCCATCGTCGGCCACCTTGCGGCTACGGCCGCGCTTGGGGGTTGGGGCAGGTGCCGGGGCAGTGATGGCCTCCAGCGCTGCGCGTGCTTCCTCCAGACCGGCCAGGCGCTCGGTCGCCTTGGCTGCCCCTGCTTCGTCTCCGGACTTCTGCGCCCGTGCCAGCCGGCGGGTCAAGCGGCGCTCTTGAGCTCGCCACGCAATCGGACGCGGGGGCTCGACCACGCCGTCGACCACAAGGGACCACCGCCACAGGTCGAAGCCGTCGTCATCGTGCACGACCTCCCAGGACCCATCGGCGTAGATGTTGACCTGCTCCCAAGCCGTGAACCAGCCCTCACCGGTGGAACCCTTGACCTCGGCGTGCCGCAGGTAGTCGGTGCCACCCAGGACAGTCTGACCCCAGGACTGCTCGGCCTTGACGCGGATCCTGGTCCCGTCGGGCTTGCCGCCCCGCTGCCGTGCTGGCGCGGTGCCGTTGACCCCGGAGTCCACCACCAAACGGCTCAGACTCGGAGCCAGCCGCCAGCCCTTGGAGGTCTTGACCAGCTCCCAGGACGACTGATGATGGCTGAACCGGAACTCCTTGTTCCGCTTGCCCAGCGCGAAGTTGGGCAGCTTGCCGCCTGCGGCCTCCCGTGAGATCGGGCGGCTCCCCTGTCGGACCTTCTGTCGCATGTGTTCTCCCCTCGGTGAAAGTTGGGGGGCCCGGTGAGCCGGCGCGAGGGGAGCGACACCCACACACCAGACCCCCCAAGACCCTGGATCAGCTGGTGCTGGCCAGGAGGCCACGGATGGCGGCCTGCTCGCGGATCGCGATCCCGTCGTATGCGTTGGCCACGATCTCTTCCACGTCGCGGCTGGCGTCACGCTGCATCTCGATGAGCAGGGGACCACCGCCCTGGAAGACGACCCGACCAGCGCTGGGAGGCTTGGGCACCGCGTAGCGGTAAGCCAGGGCTCCGGCGCTCATGATCGCGTTTTCGTGCTTGCTGGACGCGTTGGTCACGTTGGTGCTGGCGAAGCACAGCACACCGAGCAGGTCGATGGCGCCCTGACCCAAGAACGCCTGCACGTCTGCACGCTGGGCGAGCGGACCCACCTCGGAGCGCAGGGAGTCGCGGATGCTGTTGCGCGTGAACGGGTGCAGCATGCCGATCAGGAGGCCGGGGTCACACGTGGACTCGGTGAAGCTGTCGATCACGTCGTAGAGGTCATCGACGGAGCCGGTGCCAGAGCTGGTGATGTTGGTCGACGCGCCAGCGATGGCGGTGCCGATCAGGCCCATGCGGCCCTCAACGAAGGAGCCGACCATGGTCAGGCCCAGCGCGACGGGGTCGAAGCCCTGCGCGGTGCCGATGGCCTGGGCCAGCCCCGTCTCGTCCAGGCGCAGCGCGCGGCGGGCCACGGTCACGTCCGCAGCGGCAGCGGTGACGCTGGACGCGGAAACGTCGGTGTCCTCGGCTGCGGTCGCGTCCATGGAGATGGAGCGGCCGAGGGACAGGATGCGGTATCGGCCGACCAGCGAGCCGGAATCGCTGCCGTTGGCCGGCAGGATGGCGGGGGTGCCGAAGATGTCGGCCTGGTCCGCCATGGCCAAGCGGAAGGTCTGCTCAGCCAGCACCAGATCGTTGAGCTGGTCTTCGGTGGTGAGGCCGTTGCCGGACGCGGGAGCGCCAGCGGAGAAAATGGCAATCGCCATGATGATCACTCGCAGTGAAGTTGGGTTGATGCGCTGCGAGCTGTTGACCGGTGCCACCGTGCGCTGTCTGGTACTACCGAGATTCCATGCGCCCCTTCTGGAGAGCCACGATCTCGTCCAAGGTCGTCGCCTGCATGGCGGCATTGCGCAGGGCGTCTCCGCTCTTGGCCGCTGGCGCCTTCTTCGGCGGCTTGGTGCCCGGACGCTTGGCCTGGGTCTGCTGTGTCGTCTGGGTGGTCTGGGTCGTCGGCGCGGGTGGGTCGTCCCCCTCGCCGCCAGCAGCGAGCACGCCTCGCAGGTACGACGGCAGGATCGACGCATCGGCTGCGGCGTTGGCCAGGTAGGTCCCGAAGTCCGGGGCCTTGTCGCCCAACTTGGCCGACGCCTTCTGGTGGGCGAACTCCAGCGCTTCGATCGTGTCGGGATCGGTCACGCCGTGGGTCGTCGCGGCCTGGTAGCGGGTGAAGGCCCCTTGCGACTTGGCGAGCTGCGCCTGGAGGTCTGCGGCTTGCTGGGTCAGCGCTTCGACGCCGGCCACTTGCGGGCGCAAGGCTTCGAGTTCAGCCGTCAGCGCGTCCCGCTCGGAGACCACAAGCGCGCGCTTGTCCGCCTCTTTGCTCAGGCGCTCCCGCACGATGTTGTTGATCTCGTCCCCGTCGTAGTACTTCTTCCCGTCCTGCTCGATCGGCATTGGTTCTCCCCTCAGAGATTCGGACTCGCATACAGCGCGTTCTCGCTGCGGATGCGGGTCAGTTCAGCGGTCGCCTGCTTCCGGGTGATGCCCGGATGCAGCGCCATGTACGCGTCGACCATGGACATCAGGCCAGCGTCCACCTTGGTGGTCAGGTCCTCGGTCTGCGCCTTGCGCTCTCCGATGGACAGCGGGAGCGACGGGTACGTGATGCTGACGCCGTCCAGCGGCAGGTCGGACCCGGTGTGCAGGTTGAGCATCATGGCGGTGACCCGCGCAGCCTCCAGGTCTCCCCGTCGTAGCTGCGGCTCCATGCGGCCCTGGGCGTCCCGTAGCCCCTCGCGCGAGATGGACAGCGACACCCCAGACCGGGGGTCAGCGCCCGTGCGGACCAGGTCAGCGGCAGACACGCCAGCGAACTCGGCCAAGCCCTGCTCAAAGCCCGTGATCGCCAGCATCAGCTTCTGAGGGTCGAAGCCCGGCTGCAACTGCACCGCCGTCGGCTGGCCAGCCCCTTCCTCGATGGGCCCCACCTCGATGATGGACCCGGGCTCGGTGCTGATGACGTTGCGCCGGGTGCCGTCGGCCCCCTCGATCTCCACGCCTCGGATCTGGCCGTTGACCAGCAACACGGTAGCGAAGGACCCGTCCTTGACGCCGTGAACCCAGAACGTGAGCAGCACGGCGACCGTCATGGTGCCCAGCACCGTCTCGATGCCGTAGAACGCATCCCACAACTCGCCCGTGCGCTCTGCGTGGTGCATGACCACCGGCAAGAACGGCTTGCCGTCGTACACGTAGCGGTAGCCGTTGATGGAGCCGTCGGGAGCAGGGCCAAGGATCTCGTCGGTCCAGTCCTCCTCCATCTTGGCGTCCATGATCTTGTGCTCAGGCGCGGCCATGTCTCGGATGTCGAGAATCTCCCAGCACCACGCGGGATCCTTAGTCTCGGGGTGCTCGCGCAACTGGAGCTCGGCCAGATAGGCTGGCTCGTCCGGGGCTTCGGGGACCGCGTCCACAATGCACGCGTCCGGGTCGATCGGCCGATACAGCAGCCCGCCCCGCTCAGACCAGTCGACGCGCATCAGCGTCTCGCGCAGCCCGACCAGATCGGTGGACTGGCGCTGCATGACCTGCCAGTAGCCAGCGGCCTGCATGGCGGCGCTCAGGTCCTCGACCCCATCACCCCCGCGCAACTCACCGGGCCGGTGGTACAGGGCGCCGCCGACCTGAGAGGAGATCGAGCGGAAGGGGTTGCGGGACATCTCGCCAATACCCCAGACACCCAAGCGGTCCTCGCGGACGTGCAGGCGCAGGGCCTTCTCTAGGTCCTCCATCCACCGACCACGTAGCAAGCGCATGCGGAGCGCCTGTTGCTTGGCACGTCGCTGGTTGTCGTCTCCGGGCAGGAGCGGTCTGGTTGGCAGCATGCCGGGTGCTACCGAGTCCATCAGAACCTCCGGTGCAGGACACGACCAGCGCGAGCCTGCCCCTTGCCCCAGTGGTGGCGTAGCGCGTACCTGAGCGCGTCGATGATGTCCTTTGCCGGGTGCTTCGCCCGACCGTCCCACGTCTCAAGGCTGCGGATCATGTGCTCGCAGTGCCCGTCGACGTAGAAGTGACCCGGGCGGACCATCGCCTCATGCAGCCACCGGATGCTCGGCCAGAAGTGGTCGTTCCTGAGCCCGCGCTTTGCTACCCGTGGGGCCGGCTTGAGTTCGCCAGCGGTGCCGAGCTGCTTCGCAATGGCGGTCCCCAGACGGCGCGCACTCTTGACCGTGCTGCGCCCCTCGTACTTCTTATCGGCCCAGACGTGGTCAACGTCGGTCCACCGGTCGCCCGTGGCCGCCAGCATGCCCAGGAGCCCAGCGGCGTCCATGTCCATGGTGGTGCCCTGCTCCGGCGCGTATTCGGCCATGACGAAGATCCGGGGGTGCTCCGCTGTCGTGTCGACGTAGACCAGGACCCCGCACGTCCGTAGAGCGTCCTCGCCGTAGTCGATGCCCACAGCCACCTCCAGCGCGTGGTCTGGCAGCACGTCTGAGTCGAAGATGTCGGGCACCACATGGCGGTTGCGGTGGAACGCCTCCATGGCCTTGGTCGTGGCGGTGAACTCCCATTCACCGTGGCACCGGACCCCACGCTGGTAGCTGGGCGTGTTGGCGATCTCCTCCTCAATCCACGCCGCGTCCATCGACCGCCCGTCTTCGGTGGCCAGCGGCTTGGTTGCACCCTCGGGGATGAAGTTGGCCGGCTCCATGCGGTAGTGCAGATCCGTGATCTGGCCCGACTCGCACCGCTCCCGCAGCCACGTCAGGTCGCCCGTGGTGGCCGGCGTCATGGTGATGACGATGCGTCCACCGGTGCGCCGCAGCCGCAGCAGCAGGGCCCCGAAGATTGACTCATTGCCCAGGGGCTCATCGATCCAGATGTAGTGCAGGGTCGCGGACTCCAGGTCCATGGTGTCCATGCCCACGGTCTTGATCCGCAGCACTGACCCGTTCTTGTACCTGAGCGCGGGGGACTTGCCCCGGAAGCCGTTGACCGGGTCGAAGGACTGCCCCGGCACCAGTTCGTCGTGTGGGGCGAGCTGCCAAAGCTTCTTCTGGATGGCGACCGACTGCGACCATGAGTGGCAAAGCACCCACGCCTCAATGGGGCCCTGCGGCACGTCTTTGTAGGGGTGCCGCCCCAGGCAGTGGAAGTGCGCCTCAGCGGCCCCTACCCACGTTTTGCCGAACTGGTTGCCGGTCCGGAGTTGGACGTACCGGTCAGCGCAGCGCAGTAGCGCCATCTGCGGTGGCGTCCACGACACGTAGTCGAGGGGGCGTACCTCGGCGCGGTCCCGTAGGTCCTCGGCCGACTCCACCGCCGCCAGGAACGCGTCAGCATCCCAGGGCGCGGTCATGTCTCGCCTTCGACCCGTTCCATGATCTGGCGCCGGAGCTTGTTCGGCATACCCAGCAGCGCCGCAACAATGCGGTCCTCCAGGGCTTCAGGGTCAGCGGCAGACCGCGCGCGCTCGTTGGCTGCCCTGCGCTCCATGGCCAGGTCAGCGACCAAGCCCGCTTCGGTGTCCAGCAACTTGGCAGCCGCCACATGGGACCCGCCACGCTGTGCGGCCTTCCGCATGGCTCGGACCTCGGCCAGCATGCCCTCGGTGCTGGTGTCAAGCTCGCCGTCTTCGTCTTCGGCAGCCACGGGCTGGGGCTGGTCGAGGCCCATCATCTTGGCCTCCATGTCCAGCAGCCGGGCAGCCGCAGCAGGCTTGCCCTCCTCCACCGCGCGCTCCCGAATGCGCGCCACGTCCATCAGCAAGCGAGCCCGACGGCGCGGTAGGTCGGACGGGTCAGCCGCAGCCAACTTGTCCAGCACGTCGTCTTTGATGCGGTAGATGGACGAGCGCGAGTAGCCCGACTGCGCCGCGAGCCGCTGAGCAATCGTGTAGCTCCAGCCCTCGGTGCGCAACGCGGCTTCAATCAGGTCGGCGGTCTGCTTCTTGGTGAGCGACCGTCCCATTAGGTCCCAGAATCGGGACTATTGGCCGGTTTTTGTGCCGGATTTGGCGCGAAATGCGACTGGGGAC